GTGGGATTCTGTTTCCACGTTCCCACCGGACGCAGATTAGGCCGCTAGGGCATAATCATGTGCAACATTATCGTTGACATTTACTTTTGCTTCTTTGATCAAGAAATTCTCAATCCTAACGACTTCAGCATTGCCGATTCTCCACTATCTATTCAGTATTAGTCGATCCCTATCACCCCCATCATAGACACATCACTTACTACTTTTATGATCACTATTATGTAGTGGGTTGCATTTTGTTCAGATGTGCCATGCAACTAGCGTCTCATGATGTGTCTATGGTGGAGGTGGCGGGAATTGAACCCGCGTCCTATATACTTATTATGATAGCTTCATCGAATTTAAAAATATCTTAATTTATCTTTACACACACACATATATACAGGTCTATAGGTCTAGTTAATTATCTATAGAAATTCCTTGTTCTTTCATATACTTCTTACCTACTGATTCTGCTTTTTTCTTATTTGTCATAAAGTGGCATTGTCTAATCTTTCCATTTCTATGGAGAGTTAACAAATATCCTGTCTTGGATGTTCGTTCGCCATACATAACATAATCTAAAATAAATACTTCAATACTATAGGTTCTAATGTCTGGTTCGTTTAACCATTCAGGAACTTTACTCATAAGCATTTTAATACTCTTTAATAACCTCTATTCTATATTTATTATAGAATCATTATACACTTATTACTTTTTAGACTTTAGAGGTGAATTAATAAGCTTTCCAGCAATAGCATAATGGAGAAACTTAAGCATAACATCGCCAAGTTCTTTTGCTTGGTCTTCAGTAAAAGCAAAAGTAGCTTCATTCTTATTTTTAGTAATAAAGCCTCCGAGAGGACCAGTATAAAAATAATGATTTTTGTTAATATCTGTTACACGAGCCGCCCAATATTCAGTAGACATTAATTTTTCTCACACCATGCATAAATCTGTTCAATCTGAAGAATATTGAGACGATTTGCTTCAGCATTTGCATTATCCATCTTTTCATTGATCTCTAATGCTGCTTCTCGACAAGATTTAAGATCTTTAAATTCTTGACCATATACTTCCCAACCATGTGGTTGGACGTTCATGAATAAAATTACTAGTAGCCATTTCATTGTGAATTTTTCTTTCCTGCATTTCTAATAACATCTGGATCATCACCAAGATATTGCATAGCGCCTTTTGAATAAGCTGGAGCAATACGCTTAGACTTAGCAACAATTGCTTGAATAGTTTCGGGCTTTTCCTCGCCTTTACGAATTTTTTCCCAAATAGAGTTAATACCAGCAGTGTAAACATTACACATGTTTGGTTTAGGCATAGGCCTAGCATCCCATGTAGAAAGAAGCTTTGGCTTACCTAGCCGAGCACGAACCTGTGCAGGAAGCAATCCGCGCTTTTCAAGCCACTGGTTGTGCTCGGCCCTAGCTTTCATCAATCTCTTATTCATAGATATATTATATATACGATTTACAAATAAGTAAACTACTTAATCATGTTCATGCTCTTCAACGTCAATACCATCTCGTGTTACAGTAATCTGACAATGATCACCAAACATCATTAGAAGAATATCTTCAGAAGAAGTAATGAGAGCATTTAACTTCTTTAAAGCTGGAAAATTTTTAACATCATCACCCCATCCAGCGCTATGCCATTCATAGATATGACTTTCCTTAAGTTCTTGTGTATCATCAGTTCGAAGAAAATACACATCATGTACATTGAAAATACATGATTCTCCGTCATTAAAATATGGAGTATATTGAGTCCATGCAATCTTTTCTATTTCGGGATGAGCATTGAAAACTTCACTGAATACATCATTGATGACTGACTTGAAATCATTCAACATATTCTGCTTAAGAGTATTAACGCGCGATTCAAATTCATTAATGATGTTCTGTAGTGTATTAATCTTATCCGACATAATATATCAATCCGCTTTATTAAAGGAAATATGCTTAATAGTTTTTACTTTACGCTTGTGTCCGGAATGCATCCAGTCTTCAATGGGAAGATTACGCAACCACCTCTCCATTGTAGGGATAGTACCCATATCTTCAATAACATGCTCTTCACCAAGATCTCTGACACATACTTTCCTACCTTCAGAATTAGTAATATAGTCACCAAATACTTTTTCTAAAAGAAAAATACCAAAAGAAGAATGAAGAATAGCTCGATGGCGCACGTCAGCCAAACACTGTTTACTACTATCAAAGAAATTATGTACTGGGAGATAATCTTCAACTTTGCCACCATAACGTTTAACTGAAGCATTTGCATGATATAAAGGTTTCATTTACTCTTGCCAGCATCGAATATGAAATGAGTTACCAAGAGAATCAATTTCAGACTGTGGATAACCATTCTCAACTAGCCAATTTTTAACTTCAGTTTCAGTTTCAATTTCGTTTTTGAAATATCGCTTAGGAAAACCATATTTCCAACCTGAAGGAGGATCAACGATCAATTGTGTATTTGTAATATCTGCCATCATATTATCCACAAACTGTTTCACTTCTTTCTTATTCATACATATCACGATCGTAATTATTTTCTACTTCAATCCATTTATCATTTTCACGAATTTCAATCTTTAAGTTTGTACGAAGTTCATAATCAACTTTTGTTTCAATCTCACTTAAAGTGCCAAGACGTCTAAGAACTTCTAATCGATGCCATTTCTTAAAAACATCAGTATTCACCATCTTTTTAAAAGCATCTCTTTTATTATCGTGTTGAGATCGAGTAATATCGCTATATGATCTTGCGCCAGAAGCAAGATGATGACAATGCACAGCACTACTGGTTTTATTGCGCTTTTGGCCACCTGGCCCAGTACCACGGGTGTACGTGAATTCACAATCAGAAGCAGTAACACTAAACAGTAATTGTCTACTCATTACATTCGATATTTTATTGAAGTGAAAGGAAAATGGTACACCGGGCGGGGGTCGAACCCGCGACCCAGGGATTAAAAGTCCCATGCTCTGCCACTGAGCTACCGGTGTATATTCTTTTATATTATAAAATCATTCTATCATAGATTTCAGTGTATGTACACTACTATTTAATATCATATTTATTTAAAGAAATAATAATATCTTGAACTTGTTTAATATAGTCTTGACCACGAATAGAATAACGCGTCATATAATTCATTAGCTTAATAGGATCTTTAGTTTGCTCTCTCGCCGCTCTAAATCCAGCATATGCAGGATGTGTATTAAGATTAATAAAGTAAGCCGTAACTGATTCTCTATGAGAAACAAAAGGCTGTGGACGATCGGGTCCTGGAGTCCATGGTACTGTAATAGAATGTGTACCTCTAGATTGGATTTGACCAAACAATCCTTTACCTACACGCGCTGCATAAGACATTCCCCACCCAGACTCAAGAAGAGATTGTGCAAGAGCCATTTCTACTGGAATAACATCTACACGTCGAAATAATTCAATTTCATCTTTTACGCCATAGTGGATCTTCATATCATTTAACCATAAAAGATCTTCTAAATCATTATAACCAACTAATTGTTTAATCAATTGTATGTCAAAAAGACGAGTGCGATATGATTCAATGATAGCATTTTCTTCTTTTACCATATTACCAACACAAGTCAAGAATGTTTCTTTCGTCGGAATACAGTCAGTTCTAGATATAGTATATTTTCTAGAACTAACATTATTAAGACGCGCGTCATTCTCATTTATTTCCATGGCTGCAGCTTGTGATAAAGCAGCATGATAATAAACAGAACCATCTTGCCCAATTGTACAGGTCATAAAAAATATACTTAGCGTACATACATATATGTACACATAATACCTGTTCGATAGCAGAGAAATGAATCTCTGCATTATTTTAGAAAACACTTTTTATATTCTATATTACCGAATTACAAACGGCTTGTACTCATGGATCATTTTATTCTCCTTTGTACACTTGTTTTAAACTATTCGTTTTCTATAGCTGGACTATATTGGTTAAGATCCAACTCATTTTTATCAACACTGAGAATATATTTTTCAATATCAGGATTCATAATCTGACGAGGATTAAGAATTTCACGCACTTTCTGAATACGCTGTAAACATGCTTCTAATGTATTAATACATGTGTTGTCTAGATATCCATCTTGAAGATCTGTTACAACTGCATCAATGTTTGTATCAATACTAGAATCAATAGCATATTTAAGACCTTCGTCTGTAACTTTAGTCTCAAACTGAGGAAAAAGTAAATCTATAATTTGCTTTAATTTAACATCTGAATCAGCAACTTCATGTCGTTTAAATATACTAAACATAATATAACTCCTAATCAATCATTAGTATTTGAAGAATAATTGCGACCTATATTGTATTTGCTAACAAGTACCCAGTCTTGTTTTTCTTTATGAGAAATAATTTTAATACGATTCATAGGCGTTCTTGGATTTTTAACTTTATCAACTTCAAGAATTTTAATTAAATTCCATTCTTCTAAAAGAGCAGCAATAGTATTTCTTCTACCTTCGTCTTCTTCATTGAAATCTGTAGATTTTCCATCAAGAGCAAAAAGCTCTTTAAAATGAATAATTACATATCTACCTTGCTTATGTAATATATGACAAGACTGAAATAACTTCTTTTCTTTTTTAGAAGATACCCCGATACGAGTTAAAGTCTCTTTGATTTTAAGAAAGTCTTCTTTAGTATTAAGATCAATCTCAATACCATGATTTAAAAATATATTCTTATTTTCCATGACACGTTAGCCTTTTTATTATTATAGGTCAACTGCCAAAGAACCATTTGCAAATCACATTCTGCACATACTTCCAGGCATTTTACATGTTATATTTATTTTCACTCTAATCTCTACTTTTTGAGCTTTATTCAATGCCAGTAGTCATAGTATTCTTAATATGATCTAGTTGATCTTTAGTAAGTGTATTCATAGTTTCAATAGCACGTCGATAACTATAACCATAATACTTCATGACAGCCATTAAAGTTTCAGTCTTTTCTTTCTTATGCCATTTAGAAAATCGTTTCTTAGGTCGAAGTGAATTAAAATAATAGTCATATTGAAGAAGTCCAGAGATATGATGATTGATATTCATATCTTGAGCATACATTAAAGTATCTGGATAATATGAAAGAGCTCGGTTGATAATAAATGAACTATATTCATGTTCATTTTCATTATCAATTATTCTCTTCTTATTATGAGATACCGAAGAAACTATATCAAAAGGATTCACTGAAACTCCGTATTGATCATAATTTCAGTAATACAAGCCATCATAGTAATTTCAGGATCTGCCGCAAATGCAGATTGATAAGAATACTTTGCAATGGTAAGTACTAAAATAGGAACTGTCTGAGGCTTAAGAAACTGAGCCGATTGATCATATAGTTTGCGATAAATTGCATTCTGATCTTGATCAATATTTTCAGCAACCCACTTTCTAATTCCAGTATAATTTTTTGATTTCATCATTTCTACAAGATCAGCGATTGATACTTCCTGCATATCAGTAAGAATACCAGAATCGATCTTGCCAGTAGACGAATAACGCTGTAATTCATTTAATACGCGACGCCAGTCTGGAAAATGCTTTTGTACTACAGAAGCAACTACAGCCTTATCACTTTCAATATTTTCTTTTTCCAAGATATCAATAGCACGTCGCATAAACTGAGCTGCCATCTTAGGTCGATCAGTTTTACCAATAATAAAATCAATTACTGAACATCGTGAATGGAGTGGAGCGATAATTCTATTTCTAAAGTTACATGTAAGAATAAATCCACAATTGCTTGAAAATTCTTCCATGAAATTACGAAGAGCTGGCTGTGTACTATTAGCATTTAGATAATCAGCTTCATCTAGAATTACATATTTTCTACCGCCAAGAAATGAAACCGATGATGCAAAATTCATAATCTCATTACGAAGAGTATCGATATTGCCATTCATAGATCCGTTAATGACAATATAATCACATTCAAGCTCATTTAACATAGCTTTAGCAATTGTAGTTTTACCAACTCCAGGTGGACCTGATAGAATAAGATTGGGTATCAACTTATTGTTAACAAACTCTTGAAATGTAGTCTTAAGAGTTACTGGTAGTACAACATCCTCTACAATACGAGGTCGGTACTTTTCGACCCAAAGTGAATCTTCCAAAATATAACTCCATAATTTAAAGATCTATACCAAGTGCAGTTTTAATATTATTCCGTACAAAAAGTCTACCTTGATGCTCTCCTGAATTATACACCATTTCTAACAAAGAGTAAATCTTTTTAATTAACTCTTCATTGCCCTCAATGCATGTTTCAAAACATGGCTTATCTCTATAATATCCTCTAAACATTTTAATTGAATTATCTTCAATGATGAAACGGTCTTTAAATTTCATCAAACTCATAGTTAAGCCTCAAATGTAGAATTGCTTTCAACAGCAATAAAGTAAGTAAGATCTGTAGTAACAAACTGCGAAATACCCTTTGCCGAAATAGTAACATCATAATCGCCGGGCATAATCTTAATATTCTCTGACTTAAAGATAAATCTAAACTTCTTATCAGTTTCTCCAACTTCGGCAGCAAAATTATCCGAGGTTGAATTCTTAGAGTCCGAAGTACCAATTGTAATATTATTACCGGCACTCTGAACCATGATTTCAGGCAAACGTAGAATTGATACTACCTTATTTACATCTGACATTACATCATTAGTAAGTTTAAACTTAACATCTTCAGATGGCATTACAATTCGCTTATCCGGCGGTGAGATAATAGTTTTAGGATCAGCAAAAACATAATTCATTTTCTTTTTATCTTCAGTGATAGTGGCAAAACCACTATCAATTACTAATTCTGGATCTTTGAATAAAGACAAGGCTGACAAAAATCGTGAAATATCATAAATAGCAAACTCAGATTCAAATTCTTCTTCAATAGAAGCCTTAGCCATAATAGACTTAGAAGAAGAAATTGTAGCAATAGACTTGCCAGGCTTGATATGAACTGACGGATTAATTGAAGAAAAATTCTTCAAAATCTGAATAGTACGCTGACTCAACTTTAACTTTTGCATAATATAATTCCTATTTTACTTCTTATTTTTACCAAGCATCTCAGGAGCAGCAGTAGCTGGTGCTCCAATAGATGCTAGATCAGCAAGCGAACCACCAAAGATATATGTTCCTACATGGGACATCTGCATCCAAGGACAAAACCATGTCTTCATATTTAGTTCTTGAATTTTCTGACAGAACCAATAATCTTCTGAAAGATAACGTTCTGATACAGGATCAATTTCAGCCTGAAAGAATTGCATAATCTTACGTGATCCATCAAAATGCTCGGTACGTACATGATCGGGCTTATAAGCATAATGCGGAAAGGCTTCTGCAAACTTCTTAAGAGTATTCTTACGAATCATCATAAACCCAGTTCCAATTTCAAGAACTTCTACGGGTGAATTAAGTGGAATATTGCCTTGTCCATTCTTTGGATTAAAAACATAATCGCCAACAAACTTTTCAAGAATGCCTGGATCATTATCAGCCACACCCTTATCAACTGCATGCTTAATCTTTTCCCATGAAATACACTTCTTAGGATAAGGACCACCAATTACATCATATTCTGAATCATCATCAGCAAGTGCAAGAAGAGCAATAACATCCTGTGGATTAAAACCAATATCAGAATCAATAAACATTAGATGAGTAGCTTCAGATCTTACAAATTCATCACAGCAATAATTTCTGGCACGAGTTACTAATGACTCGTTAAAAAGAAAATACATTTGGAGAGAAATACCATACTGTGTACAGAGAGCTGCTAAATCTGCTATAGACTTTGCAAAAAGTCCTGCACATGCTCCACCATACATAGGTGTAGCAACCATTAGTTTACGTTCTCTTAGCTTTTCAACTGAAATTTCAATATTCATTGTGTATTCCCTTTACGATAATGATCATTATATAATGCAAAAATAATATAATGAAGTGCTTTAAGTAAATCTTTCTTGTTGTTTCCGTTTTTTTGGCCATATCGCCACAAATATTTCATAGCAGTATTTCGAAATGTAGGCGTAGCATCACCCATAGCAATCCATGCATCTAGGCATTGGATATCTTGGTCAGCTGATTTATAATGCTCGCTATATGTAGCATCAATATATTTCTGGAGATCGGCGAGGATTTTGTCCTCAGCATATTTATATGGTATAATCACATCCAATTCTTTCATTCTATAAATCCTTTATATTATTTATACCGTAGAAATAAAATCAGTAATAGTATTCCGCTGATAATCTAATATTTCATGACTTTGTCTATGATTTGATTGAAGTAGAAGATATGCATTAACCATTGGGCGCTTGCCCTCAACAACTGCCATAATTTCAGATGCCATATGTGTAGCAGTACCAACTGGTACATTTTGACAAATATGATTAAGATTACTCTTCGGCTTAAGCAATTCAAAATCTTCTGGTAAACCCATAATAGACATACATTCACGTACAGTGAGATATCTATCTTCTGAATAATGTGTAAGAGATGTTGGTAAATGTCCGACAAATGCTCCAATATGATGCTTTGGAATTGTCGTGCATCGACGCATAATAGAACCACCAGCATCTAATTTTTTAGCTATTCTATCACAGCGTGCTGCAATTCTATCATGACCAAGTTTGCGCATATCATCAGCTACTTTATAATAAGTATAGCCTTTATGCTCTAGCCAATCCATTGGATTAGTAGTCTTATCAATTATACCATAAAATTGTTTATGTGTAACACCTTTTTCAACTACATCTAAAACATATTTGTACATAACATCCCACTCACTGGGAGTTTTATCATTTGTTAAATCATGTTGTGATGCATTTCTAGATACTGAATCTAATAGATTCTCAATAGGTGTAACAGTTTCATTAAAATAGTTAAGAATGGGAATTCTATCTCCACGCCAAAAGAAATAAAAGGCGCGTTCTCTTACCTGTGGTAAGCCATGCAAAAGTGATTTAGTCCGATATATGGACATTGTATAACCATTCATACGTGCAATTGCGGCAAGTCGTTGAACTACTGGTCGGCCAATTTTACCTGCAAATTGTGGACTATTTTCTCCCCAAAATACTTCTGGTTTTAGTGTTTCTAAAACAAATTCAGCTGTCTTATACATCCAATCATTTGCTGCAGCATCTGGAGATGCATGATGCGAAAGCGTTGATAATCCGGCGCATGGGCATGTAGTTCCAATAATATCTACATGCTTCAAGTTAGGTAAAGCTTCTTGGTCTAATACATGATAAGGTACATCTTTATAATAATTTACTATATGCGAATCATTCGAATTGAATGGTGAATATGATAGTAAATATTCAGGTCTAGAACCAAGAGCGCGTTCTTGTCCTAAAACCTGTCCGCCAATAAGAGGTACTATAAATGAGTGTCTCATCTATCAATAGCTTCTAAAATACATGTAATTTCATTACGCTGCACATTCTTATCAAGTGGATGATTTGTATACAAACATTCATATTGGCGTTTAGCAAGAGTAGAAAGTTCAATATCACTCATGTTTTCAATTTCATTAATATTGAGACCTGTAAAAGCTTCTCCATAGACCATTCCTTCTATATCTTCACAGAATAGAATAGAGCCTACATCTACTACCTGCTGAACTCTAGAACGCCACCAACCAGAACCTGCATGATAGTAAACTGGCATTAAGCAACCCCAGTTTGCCTGATAAACTTTACACATTTCAGGTTCAATAACACGCTCACTTTTATTTTTTCCACGACGTGAACCATAGATATTTACCGGCCACTTTGCATTTTTCTTTTCAAGCCATTTACGAGTTTTATCGTGCATAAGGGATGAAAATACCCACGATCTATTTTTTACTATATTTTCAGACGTATCAAAAAACATACTTAAAGCAGGTGCATCTTCTCCGAAGTTATTTTCAGGACGACGATTCATATTATATGGATTTGGATTATACTGAAACATACGTTCATTATTCCAGCCAGTATTCATCTTATTTAGATCGCCGCCGGTGAAAGCGCAAA